AACCCAACCCTGCACAAGAGACGTAAACAAGCCCAGCACGCTAAAACCTTCCGTTCCAAATACATAAAGACAAGTCAACACAAGCGAAACGCCCGTTAAAATCAAAGGGATATACGCGTCGCTGATACGATTTGTTTTTTTAAGAATTGCACCCAGTCCGTTCAAAGCGGGAACCAGCACAAGCAATTCGGGTTTGATATACTCTAAATATTCCATTTTGTGGCCCTCCTGCGTTTTTTATTTAATTGTATATAATTAAATAAGTCGCGCATAGACGACAACGGCGCGCACCCCCTACGCAATAGAAAAAGGGACGTTTCCGCCCCTTATTCCAAATAACTGTATATGATTTGTATTAACCGTTTCTTTTGCCGTTTAATGGTCGAAATGTCCTTTTCCATACATTCCGCAATGTTCGCCATTGATACGCCGTCGCGGTACTGTAAAAGTATGATGTCAATGTACGGGTCGGACGCTAACTTGCGCAACGCCTTTTCGATGCCTTTGTTATTTACGCCCCTAAAGAACAAATACATTTCGTTGTCTATCCGTCGCAATATGGTCGGATAGTCTGCAAAATCGACCTGGCGTTGCCGTAATACTTCTTTGACGGTTTCTTGTATGATTTCCCGTAATTCTTCGTCAATCATTCGTTACCACTCCTTCCCGCAACCACAATACACGTTAAAACCATGCCAACAACCGCGCCTATTATAAAACTAATAATTGCCGTTAAAATCATTTTACACCTACTTTCTAATCAAACTCCTGCCTTAATGTAAAGTTCATTGTTCCGTACTTATTTTTCTTGATATACTGTTTTGCATATTCATATAACGCACCAACCAAAGTGTTTCTGTAATAATAAAATGGTTGTCCTTGGCAACAAACCACAACTACAAATTTATAATTTTTCTTTTTCATTCCACCCCACCCCTTTTCACTATGTTGATTGCATCTGTAATAGCACTCTGACCTTGCCAATCACACATATTAAGACAATGTTCTTCTACTCTTTCCAACTCTGCCACAATATTATCCATAGGCTTGCGTGTGTTCCATTTCTCTGTAAGTTCCCTCTTTGTTGTTTCCTTTGTCCATTTCGAGGCATCTCTAGGCATCTGTTCACTTTCCATAAATACCCTACAAGTACATTTGTTTTTTCCAATTCCTCTTGTAACAAACCACCTTGTATTTTTATCTCCTATAAGTGCTATCGTCACTTCCCCACCGCAAAACGGACAAGGAAGAAGTTTTGTTTCACTCATTCCACCACCTCCAATTCCTTTTCTATGCAATCAATACATAATTGTCGCCCGTCGTATTCGTATATTGTTTTTTCGTCTTTGCACTCGTCACAATAATAATGCGGGACGCGTTTGTGTTCGCCCGTGCATGGATAACCAGGAACGGCGCACCCGCAACATTCATTCTCATAAACTATCATTCTATCAACCCCCGTTTTTTGTGTATTCCATTTCCTGCAATTTCCCGTAGCTGATACCCATTTCGCGCGCCCGCTTTGCCATTTCGTCCAGGCTTTCAACCTTGCCCCGTCGCTTTTTTGTCTTTCGCGCGGGAATATTCGTTGTTTCTTCGCTTTCGAAATGTTTTTCTTTCTTGCTATCGGCTTCCTTGCGTATGTCGTTCACTTTTACGCTATATTCCCCAAACGTAAACGACCTAAAACCAGCACAAACACGGCCCGAAACATAATTATTATATTTACCCAGGAACAACGACGCTTTTTCGTTCGTTGGGAAGCAATGAACTTCCCCCGTTGTCATGTTCGTTATTTCTACTTTATTTTGCACTTTCGCGCCCTCCTTCTATCATTTTCGCATTGCACATTCCGTCGATTAAAACGCGCAAACTTTCGGGAATCTGCGACGCCTTCTTTTGACGTTCCGCCAGGTTTTCATAAATCATTCGAAAATTAGCACGGTCCGCCATTTCGTTTTCACTCAAACACAAATTGCGAAATCCCAGGCGTTCGACACACTGTCGCGTCAAATCGTCCAGCGTTGCCAATGCTTCGCCTTCGCGATATGAACCGTAATAACGAATCGCTTTTTTTACCTTTTCCCAGCCGTCCCCCCAGTCGGGAATCTCGCCACTTGTAACCGTGGCGCATATTTCCCGAATGTCGGCGATTGTGGGCGGAAATTTATTCGTTAAAATATATTTTTGTATTCCTGCAGATGCCGTTTTATATTCGATGTCCTGCAACATTTGGAACCATATTTTTACCGAATCCGCGTCGGGCAAGAATCGTTCGGAAGTATACACGGCCTTCATGCCTTTAACTAAAACTTTAAATTCGTTAAAATCCATTGTGCGCCCTCCTAAATATCGTCTATCCAATCAAGACGGCCTTTTGGTTCCTGCTTCTGCTTCTGTTTTGCATCTTTACGCGCCCAGTTTCGAATCGTTGCATAATGACTTTTATATTTCTTCCCAGTGCTGGCAATATACGCGGAAAGATTTTCGATGCGTTCTTCGATGTCGATGTATTCGTCTTTCAGCTTTTCCAGTTCTTCGTCTGTTAGCAATACGTTTTTATATTCGCCGTATTTATGCTTTGACGGTTTGGGCGGGGACGTGGTCGCGACATTTATGTCGGGACCTTCCATATCCTTACCTAACTCTAAACTATCCTTACCTAACCTATCCTTACCTAACCTATACTGGGTATCCATATCGGATACATTTTGTATACATTCTGTATCCATTTGGTTGTCGTTTGGTATACCAAGCGTATATGCGCGGTTATTTTTGATTTCCAAGCACTTCTTTTCTTCAATGTATACAGTCGGTTTGTAGCGGTCGGATTGTATGTAGTTGTGGATTTTCCAATGCTTTATAACAACGATTCCCGATTCGAACGGAATTATAAAATTTTTTGCGATTAACAATTTTAAATCGTCTTCCGATGCGCCAACCATTCGTTGTATTTTCCGCGGGTTGTTTATAAATCCGTCGTCGTCTGCCCGCATGGATAAGTGAAAATATAAAGATTGCGAAGACAACGGCATATCCAGGAACGCGTCACTATCGATTATGGTTTTTGCAAACATTCTTCTTTCGGCCATTTATAATTCCCCCTCAAAATAAATCTTTTTGTCATTCGCAAGCGCGAATCCGAACTCCATATTTGCCCCTGGCGACGTCTTCCAGCCGTCCAACATATAAATACATTCGCAAAACTCAAGCATTGCAAGGCTTGTTACCATGTATTCGGAATGTGTTGTTTCGGGCGGAAGCTGGCCGTTTACCTTTGCGGGATTTACTGGAATAAACCCCGCATCGCGTAAATGCTTTTCGGCCCTGGCGAATCGTTCCATATAGTCGGTTGTTCCCGTAATTTTTCCGCTGATATAGATTTTCATTTATGCCCCTCCTATTCTTGCCAACTGTCTTTTGATTTTATAGTCGATTCTTTCATTTACCGCGCTTTCGCAATCGTACATGATTTTCAACTGTTCACACATGATTAACACGTCCGCAATTTCGTCTATAACGTCCGTTGCGGTTCCTTTGCCCCGACGTTCTTTCAATATTGCTTTGGTAAGTTCGGAACATTCTTCGATTGCCATGTCCTTTTGTGATTCCGCGCCGTATGTAAAAATAATAAATTTTAAATAGTCGATTTGTTCTTTGCTCATGTTTTCGCGTACTCCTTGAATGTTTCTTCTTTGACGCTTCGCGCGTATTCCACTTCGGAATCGCTGGCAAGTTCGGGAAAAATGTTTTGCAATTTCCGTCTGCATCTGCCGACCGTTTCAAAATTCGGAAGTTTTAACGCCTTGCGGTTCATAAATGCGAACACAATGGAAATGTCCTTGTAATCGTCGCCCAGTTCCGCACATACGCGGGCATATAATACATGGTCGCTGTTTCGTGCGTCGGGGTGTTCTCTCAACACTCTTTCAACAATCTTTTGCGTGTTTTTTATTTCTCTCATTTTTATACCTCCGTTATATCAACTTCGATTCGTGGGTTTTTGGAATCTATGAAAAAAGAATCCGTAAAACCTTCAACGCCCCGCCAGCCGTCACACTCAATCACGCCGTTTTCGACAAGCGCGTCAAGTATGAATTTTTTAGCAAAGCATATATTGTCCAGGTCCCGTTTTTTATTCACTTCATACCAGCGGAACGCCAGGCGCACCCGTCCAGCAATATGGACGCCCCGCAACTGTGAAAATATGTGCGCCGTTATAATGTCTTCGTTTTTCTTCTTCATTCGCGCCCCGACATACTGGTTTGTCCTGCAAGCCCTTGTATAATTGTTCAACCCGTCAAGTTTGCCTTTTATAACAAGCGTATACATATTTGCGCCCCCTTAATTAAACGGTAATTCGTCCACAAGCCCGTCGGGAATGTTCATAAATTCATCGGACGCGGGCGTTTCGGTTGTGGGCGTTCCTTCCTGGGCGCGTTTACTTTCGGCGAACTCGATGTCGTCCGCGATGCAATCGTTTGTATATACCTTTACGCCTTCGTTGTTGGTGTAACTTCCAGTCTGCCAGCGTCCCGTTATTAAAACCTTTGTTCCTTTAAACAAATACTTTTCCGCAAATTCGGCCTTTTTACCGAACGAAACAACATTGATAAAATCGGCCGATTCTTCTTCGCCATTTTTGCGTCTACGGTCAACGGCAAGCGTAAAACGCGAAATTGCCATAGGTTCCGCCCCTTGTGTGTATCTTGTTTCAACGTCGCGGGTAAGACGCCCGCATAAAAGTACAATGTTCATGTGTTCAACCTCCTATAAATAATTGCGCCCAAATATGCGTATAAACTCGTCACGCGTCCCGTTTTGGGCTTCAAAATGTTTCTGTGATACTTTCTTCAAGTGCAAGTCAAAATCGCGGTTAAAATGGACGCTGGCGGGTCCTGCGGTATGGTGTAGCATACACAACGGGACAATATAACCGTATCTGTCCGAAATCTTGCGATTTGACGCACCGAAAACATGATGAACTTGAATATACGGCGAACCGCATACAATACATTCTTTCATGTTGCGTATTATTGCTGATTCAACTTCTTTTCCCATGCTTCTAAACTCCTTCGCATATCTTCACTTGTGGGCGGGTCCAGGTTCATTTCGCGCATTTCCGAAATGACGCCGTCCAGTAAGACGGTAAATTCTTGCGTGTTGTATGTGCTTGAACCGAAATAACAAAGCATCTGTACGGCCTTTTGACCGTTTATGTCAATTTCGCCGATTACTTCCGATTCGCGCCACTGGGATTTCACGGCGTCCACGACGGCGGGTTTTACGCAAATATATGTAAATTTCCCGTATCGCCGAAGCATCTGCAAGTATATGTCCCATTTGTCGGCCCGTAATGCGTTCGCAATCTGTCCCAGGCATACCCAAAGTAAAGAATTTGAATCTATGCTACGTTTGGCCCGATACTTTTTCGCTTCGATTGATAGCTTTTCACATTCCAGCAATTTGTTTATTTCTTCTGTCGGTTCCCCGTCAATTTGAAACGTGACGGTCATTTTTCCCGTATTCCAATCACGGGCAACGCCGACAAGTTTTCCCGTACACTCCATGCCTACACGTCCTTTATTTTCTGCCAATTATCCAGGATATTTCGGAACTTTAATTCCGTTAAATCGCAGCGTTTTAACCTTGTA